CTCAAATAGGTACCAAGAAGTATTCAATACATTATCAAACGCATCTAATAGAATCACCGGTGAAGCAATACGTGGTGGAGGTGTAAGATTATCCGAAGAGGCAAGACGAGAACAAATAAATAAAGCAAGAGACGCATTTACTTTAGCAGGTAATTTTAGACCAATTTCTGCATTTGAATATAGAGAGATACCTACTTTCGACGCATTGGTATTAGGAGATGATTCAAGATTATTAGTAGATGGCGATTGGTTATTTGATATGAAACCAGCTGCAGAAGGCTGGACTATGCTTAATATAGATTTAAGAGTAATGCTTTTACGATTACATAAGAGAGCAGTAAAAGAAGGCGTACTTAACGGAAGACTGGTTATTAAAGAAGGATTTATAAGCGTTCAATATAATGATGAAACGGGTGGAGATAAATCAACAGCTTATACGCATGGTAACGCAGTACTTCTAACTTGGAATGGATTTGATCCTAAACTATTAGGAGAATTTGAGGTCTTAGCGAGAAAAGAAGGATTTAGAGGAATAGGATTGTACGATAAAGCTATACACTTAGATGTAGGCAGATCAAAATTCTGGGACAAACGTTCAGAAGATAACAGGAGCTAATTATGGTAGCCAACGTATTTACGGCTAAAACTAAAAAAATTAATTTATATCAAGATTTTAAGAAGAATCTTGAGATTAGTCCTATATCCTCAGATATAACTGTTTGGAAAGACGAAGATTCTGTTAAAGAATCTATCAAAAATCTTATACTTACCGACCGTGGTGAAAGATTAATGCAGCCAAATATTGGTGGCGATATTAATGCTTTATTATTCGAAAATATTACACCAGCAATTTTAGTACTAATTCAAAACCAAGTAAGGAACACTGTTGAATTATACGAGCCAAGAGCAGAACTTATTGATGTAGTAGCAACTTCCAATATAGACGATAATACAGTCCGAGTTAAGATTGTATTTTATATAACAAACGTACAGCAGCCGATTAAGCTAGATGTATTCTTAGAGAGGACACGATAAATGGCTAAATTAAATATTTCAGAGTTGGATTTTGAATCAATCAAATCCCAATTTAAAACCTATCTGAAAAGCCAGACGCAGTTCAAGGACTATAACTTTGAAGGTTCGAACATGTCAGTGTTCTTGGATGTCTTGGCTTATAACACATACCAAAATAACTTCTATACAAATATGGCAGTTAATGAAATGTTCTTAGATTCTGCTGTGTTGAAAAACTCAGTTATGTCTCATGCAAAAGAACTTAATTATCTACCAAGATCACGACGATCAGCCAGAGCATTAGTTACAGTTACTATTGTTGATGCAACCATTGTTGGTCAAACAGTTACAATTCCTGCATATTCTGATTTCACTACATCATTCCAAGGACAACAATTTAACTTTGTAAACGATAAAACATATGTTGCTCGTAAAACTGATGTTGGAACATTTGTTGCAGAAAACGTAGAAATCTTTGAAGGCGAAATGCTATCATCATTTGAAAGAGAAGGTTATTTTATTGGTGATGACGGTATTCTACGAGTTATTCTTACAAACGAAAACGCAGATACAGATTCAATCGAAGTATTCGTAGATGCTGAAGCAACAGAAGATGCAAATAAGTTTATTCGTAAAGATGACTTATTTGGTGTAGGACCAACAGATAGAGTATTCTATGTAGAACCTTATTATGATGGACGATATACTGTTTACTTTGGTAATAACGTATTCGGTTTACAACCTGAAGCATTTGAAGATATTCGAGTAAGATATCGTATTACATCAGGTGCAGAAGCAAATGGAGCATTTAACTTTAGTTTAGGCGCTCAAAATGCAAGTTCAACAATTTCAGTCGAAACAGTATCCCCTGCAGCAAGCGGTGGTGATAGAGAAACATTAGAAAATATTCGTTACTTTGCTCCTAAGTCTTTACAAATTCAAGAAAGAGCAGTTACAACTAATGATTATGAAATCTTATTAAAACAAAACTTCCCAGAAATTGATTCAGTTGCAGCTTACGGCGGTGAAACATTAGATCCACCACAGTTTGGTAAGGTTGCTATTTCAGTTTATCTCGGCGAAGGAAGAGAAGGTTTATCTTCTGTTCTTGCATCGGCATATATTAAATACTTAAAAGAGAAAAGTCCACTTGGTATTGAACCAGTATTTATTGCATCAGAATTTATTTACGGTTGTGTTGAAGCAAACGTTTCATTCAATCCTAAAGTTACTAAGAAATCTGCTGGAGAACTTGAGGCAAATATTAGAACTGCGGTAAGTAAATATAATAATGAATACTTAGATGACTTTGATACAACATTAAGATTATCTCAGTTATCATCAAACATCGATGCTACTGATATCGCGGTTTTAAGTAACGAAATAAATGTATGTCCTTATGTTGTATATTCACCGGCATTAAATATCTCAGCTTCACCATCGTTTAAATTCTATGCAAAACTTGTTAAGCCATATCCATTTAAAGATACAAACGGATTTGATGATTATAAACCTGCTGTTGTAAGTGGAGTGTTTGAATTCAATGGAGTTGATTCATATCTGCAAGATGATGGTTTAGGTAATATGCAGATTGTCACCTCAGATTTGGCAAATCCACAAATTGTTAAACCAATTGCTGGTAATGTTAACTATAAAACTGGTGAGATTAACTTGGTCGACTTTAAAGTAACAAATTATAAAGGTTCAGGAATACGTATTATGGTAACAACTGCCAACGACGATATTTCATCACCTGCAGGAAGAATATTTGTTATCCTCGACGATGATGTAACAATCAATATGGTAGAGGTTAAGTAAAATGGCTGATAATACCGTTAATCTAGTCGAAAAGAATATCGCGTTTAAAATCGCGCAGCAGTTCCCTGCTTATTATAGAGAGTATGGGTCTGAACTAGTTGCAATGGTAGAACATTATTATAAGTTCGTAGAATCACAACCTAATATGGGTGTTTATAACTCACGTAGGTTATTTGAATATAGAGATGTTGGTACAACTCTTTCTGAAATGTTAATTTATTTCAAAAAGAAATATATGGCAGATATGCCGCCAATCGAAGATGATAAAACAGTTAAGTTTGTTATACGTAATATATTAGATTTATATAGACGTAAAGGTACAGAGTCAGGTTTAATATTATTCTTTAGAATGTTCTATCAAGAAGATATTCAAGTAATGTATCCTGCAAAGTATATGTTAAAAGCTTCTGATTCTATTTGGAAAACAGGTACTTACTTACAAATCATTCCAAATAATAATAGCTTCTTTTCAAGATTAGGTTTAAGATACGAATATAACGATTTATTAAGTAGAAACATTTATGGTTCTATATCTAAAGCAAAAGCTATTGTAGATAAAATTAACTTTGTTTATTTAAACGGTACATTAACACCTATCATTTATATTACAGGAACAAAAGGTACATTCGTTAAGTTCGATGATATTATGTGTAGAATCGGCGGCGAAGATGTTGCGTTCGGTAAATTAAATGGTTCAGCAAATAAGATTGAAATTGATTTAGATTACGGTGGAACTACGGGTAATAGTGTTGGTGACATCTTTAATATTAAAAGTGATTATGGTAAAGGTGGTACTGCAATCGTAACTGAATTGCAAACTGAATTTACCGGTACAGTTGATTATAAAATTAAAGACGGTGGATTTGGTTATACAATCGATAATACAAAATTATTAGTATCAGATCAAGTTGTTGTTTTACCAAACGAAGATTTTAGATTTAGAGAACTCGAAGTATTAAGAGATACAGGCGGTAATGAAGGTACAGTTATAGGTCAAAACTCTATTGCTGTTGGCGTTAAAATGGAACCTGGCCAAACGTTTGCACTTGGTAGACCGATTTCTACAAGAGATCGTGTTGACGAAAATAATAATCCAGATAACTTTACAATTACTGCATATGATCCAGTAGACGAAAGTGGAGATATATTCGGTGTATCGGCAGTAAATAACTCTTCACCTGGCGCATTATATGCAAACACCGGCGTTATAACTGATGTTAAAGTAGAAGAATTAGAAAATACGTCAAGCGTTTCATTGATTACAGATCTTATTAGTAATTTCTTAGCAGTACCAATCGATTCATCAAATTATAATACAGTTCCACCGGCCTTAATTCCAATGTCAGGTACGGCAAACCCAGTAACTCGTTTCACTCCAATAGATGAAGCATTCGATTTAACACCATTTGATATTGGTACTATTAAATCTTTTGAGAATATAAATCCTGGTTCAGACTATGTTAATGATACATTTAGTATTGCAATAGATGAACAAATGGCTGCGTTTGAAAGATTCGATCAAATTATTATTGTTGATAACTTCTCATCTACATTCTCAGTTGGTGATACAATTTATCAAGCATTAACAAATACTACTGCTATTATTAATAAGGTTGACAATGATAATGGTATTCTATACATTACACCATTCAGTTATTATGGATTAAGAACTGCGGCAGTTAATGCTGAGTTTACGCATAAAGGTAATGATTACGATATCTTAGCAGTTAATAGAGATTATGAATCAGAAAAATTCGGATTAAATGCTGATATTCAAAACACGACATTATTCTCCGAAGGTAGAATTAAAGCTGCAGAAGTAAGAAACTCTGGCTTTGGTTATATTGATGGAGAAACAGTATTCCTAACTAATGATCTTGACGAAATACAAGCACGAGCAACATTAAGTGCAAGATCACAAGGTATTACTGCTGGATTCTGGGGAAGTAAAAGTTCTCATATTAATGGTTACTATACAGATCCAGTCGATAAAGTATTTAAATACTATGATTCAGATATGAAGGTTCAAGATAGTGATTACTATCAAGAATATTCTTATGTAATTAAATCAACAGTAGATCAAAAGAAATACGATAAGGTTGTAAAAGATACTATGCACCTTGCAGGATCTAAACTGTTTGGTAGATTTGCATATGAACAAACAACAGGCCCTAAACTAACATCTAATTTCCAAGTAATACGTAAAGATGATTATGTTAAAGGCGGAAATCCTATTGTTGGTCCTAATCAAGATACCGGCGACCAAACAGTTAGGGCAGATAATTTTGTATATACAGTAGACGATACACTTACGTTTACTGTCGATAACGGTTAAATAAATAAGCTATTAAAGCTATATAAAACTTATAGGAGTACACATGGCTAAATTAATAATTAACATAGGCGAGGAAGCCAATGACGGAACGGGTGATCCAATTCGTTCAGCCATGTCGAAAACCAATGCTAACTTTACTGAACTGTATGACAATATTGGAGATTTAACATTACTAGATCTCGGCATTACAGACGGTGAAGATGGTCAGGTTCTTACGGCGAACGGCGACGGTACTTTCTCTTTTGCTGCTGGTGGTTCGGGCGGCGGTTCAGCATACGTAGACGCTGACGTTGATGTACATTTAAATACAAGTACAGCGGCAGACGACCAAATATTAAGTTGGACTGGTTCTGACTATGATTGGATTGATGCTCCATCAGGCGGTGGATCATACGGAAACTCAGATGTAGACGCACACTTAAACAATTCATCTATTGCATCAGGAAAAATTCTTGGTTGGAATGGATCAGATTATGCTTGGGTAGATCAAGCAGGTTCAGGCTCATCTTATACAGATTCTGACGCGATTTCAGCAATAACTGGTGCTGACCTTGATATGGCTGGTAGAAAAGTATTATTTGGTAACGTTTATTCTACAGAAGGTGACTTACCAGATGCTGGTTCATATCACGGTATGTTCGCACACGTACATGGAACAGGCGCTGGATATTTTGCACACTCAGGTACTTGGGTAAGATTAGCAAATCAATCAGAAGTTAGTGGAGGCGGTGGTTCATTACCATCTCGTTCAGATAAGGCAGGTGTAACAGCATCTATTGCCGATAACGTATCAACAGACATTGATATTACTGGATTTAAAGGATACGGATTATATACAATTACAACATCAGCCGCAGCTTGGGTAACTCTTTATACAGATAACTCTTCTCGTTCAGCAGATAACTCAAGAGCCGAAACAACAGACCCTGCACCAGACGCAGGTATTGTTGCTGAAGTAATTACAACCGGAGCTCAAACTGTAAAGTTATCTCCTGGTACAATCGGTTATAATTTAGAATCATCACCAACAACAAATATTCCAGTCAAAGTACGAAACAGAAGCGGTGGAACAACAGCTATTACAGTAACACTTAATGTTCTACAATTAGAGGCTTAATAAATGCAGGAATGGATCATCACACTTCATAATAAAGAAGATTTAGAATCTTTTTATGAAGACATAGAGACAGAAGGCGGTGATCTGTTTATTCCAGACAGAGCAGTAGATCTTGTGCATAGAAGACTTATTAGTCGTAATACTCATTACATGTTAGATAAGGCAGAAGCAGAACTTATTGAACAAGACGACAGAGTATGGTCTGTTGAATTAGCCGAATTTGCTAACAATGTTAAACCTGCTTGGAAAGTAACTGAAAAGTTTTCAAAGGATTGGTTTACAGATGCGGATGATGTAAACTGGGGTTTGCTTAGGCATTCTGAAGCTACCAATAGAAGTAACTGGGGAGCAAACGGTACAACGAATATAACCGATACATTAACAGTTACTGCATCAGGTAAAAACGTCGATGTTGTTATTGTAGATGGTCATATCGATCCGGCACATCCAGAGTTTGCAGTTAATATGGATGGCTCTGGTGGTTCTAGAGTAAATCAATTTAATTGGTTCTCAATAACAAGCGCTGTTACTGGTGGTTATAATGGAACTTATACATATGATAGAGCAGGTTCATATGTAAACGCTGCAGATGTTCAAGATAATAATCACGGTGCGCATTGTGCCGGAACTGTTGCTGGTAATACTCAAGGCTGGGCCAGAGATGCTAATATATACAATATAAGTCCATATAGTTCGAACCCTAATACATTAAGCTCATCTTTAATATGGGATTATATTAGACAATGGCATAATACAAAAGCAATTAATCCTGATACAGGAAGACGTAATCCAACAGTTACAAATAATAGTTATGGATCAGGTTTTGATATTGGCGAAGATGGCTGGGGTTTAATTACAGCAATTAATTATCGTGGTGTTAACTTTAATCCAGGTCGTGATTTAACACAAGCTGAATTACAAGCACGCGGCTGTTATGCTCCAAATGCAAATGCATATGTTAGTGTACCTTATTGGACAGTATCAAGACAAGCCGATCTTCAAGATGCTATTGATGACGGAATTATTATTGTTGCTTCGGCTGGTAATGATTCTTGGAAAACAGTAAATAGTGAAGATCAAGATTATAATAACACATTTACTGCAGCTTTAAGCGGAACTGAGTATACGTTATCTCTTCATAGAGGTACTTTATCAGGTGCAGGTTATGCTCCTGTTATTAACGTAGGTGCACAATCAAATGATGTTAACGAAGATAAAGCTAACTTTAGTAATTGTGGTAGCCAAGTAGATATATTTGCTGCAGGAGAAGGTATTCAAAGTAGTTTACATTCAGGCGGAACAGCCGATGCAAGGAATAGTTCATATCAATTAGGTAAGTATGAAGGAACAAGTATGTCAGGACCACAAGTTGCTGGTGTACTCGCTATTCTTGCAGAATCTTGGCCTAATATGAATCAAGCTCAGGCGCAGGAATGGATAATAAATAACTCTAATAAGGATGTAATGGCGGACACTGAAGCAGATGATCCTATGGATCGAGACAGTTTACAGGGTGCGCCTAATAGAATGTTACGTTGGATAAATCAACGAGCAGTTTCAGGGAATAGTTTCCCACAAAAGAATTTTAATGCGAGGCCAACGACAGGATGTTGTTATCCTAGGCAACGTATTCGAAGAAGAGGTTAAAAGTGTTTATAAATATTACAAAAGCTAGGGTTAAGTGAAATGCCAGAAATTTTAACTACAACAATGAAGAACGACGTTACTCGAGATTTCTATCAAGAGATCTTAGATAACGAGTTCTATTTTATGGTATCTTCAACCGTTATCGGCGAGTTGAATCGTATTCCTGCTGTTAACTCTCTGAACTCTAAAATGGACTTTAAAGAAAGTATTCTTTTTGGTAAACAAGTATTTAACTCTGACGTCAAGTTTATGATTAAATATTACCCTTGGCAGAAAGATGCATTATATACTCAATACGACGATCTTATTGATTTAGAAACAGAAAACTTTTATTCTGTTGTAGGTCCTACAAATAACGATTCAGGCGATTATAGAATTTATAAATGTCTTTCAAATAATAACGGTGCTCTTTCTACTGTACCACCAAATTATAATCCAACAACTGAAAATCAAATATATAGAATGCCAGACGGATATGTTTGGAAGTTTATGTATTATTTAACTGAACAACAGTTTGAAGCTTATAATGCTTCTGGTTTTATTCCTTTAGTTGGTACATTCGAAATTAATCCTGATCCAGAAGCAGATGCTAATAACGTTATTACAGGTTCAGAAGTTTCTGATATTTTTGTAGAAAACTATATTGATAACGCGGGTTATCCTACTTTAGAAAGTGGTATTGTTGTTGGTCCTCCAGGTAATGATGGTGAGATCGTAATCCAATCTTCTTTCTTAAGTCAGATTTCTAATTACTATGCTGGTATGACAATATATTTAAATACACCACAAAATGTTGCATACACATATGTTGTTGATAGTTCTACTTATGATACAGATGCTCGAGTAGTAAGATTAAGAGTTGTTGGAGATCCAAAAGGTGATGGAGTTATTATTAACTCAACACTTAAAATATTACCAACAGTTGAAATATTAGGTGATGGTACAGGCGCAGTTGCTATTCCAAGAGTTGTGGAAGGTACAATTACTAATATCGAATTATTAGAAACAGGATCAAATTATAATAATATTACAGCTCGTATTGTTGATCCTATTTTTGATTTTGAACCAGACGAAGATGATAATCCTGTTGATGTAAGAGCAACATTAAGACCAGTATTATCGCCGCTTGGTTATCACGGATTTAATTTAATTAACGAAATGCATTGTAGACACGTTTTATTATATGCATACATTACAGAAACAGACAACAATAAAATCGGTAAATCTAATAGTTATTCTGCAATTGGTATTGTAAAGAATCCAGAATTTACCCCTGATCCAGAGACAGCAAATACTGCTTCACCTGAAGTATTTGATAATAGAATTGAAATTATCACTGACGATTACGGTAAGTTTGAAACAGATACATTTGTTACTCAGGTAGATATAGAAAATAACGTCACATTTAGTGGTCGTGTACATGATATACAAGCAAGTTCTAATACAGTTTTCATCTGTAACTATATGGGACCGCAGATAAATAGTGCTAATAACGATATTTCGTTGGACTATGATAAGGACCTGATTAATGCGACAGGCCAAAGAATACAGATAAATATACCAGTAGCTAATAATGTTATTGAATCAAGATATACTCAAAGATCCGGAACAGTATACTTTATGGAAGACTTTTTCCCCTTAGAAAGGGCTGAAAGTTCAAGAGAAGAATATAAGTTGGTCTTAGAATTTTAAAGGAAACTCAAATAGATGCCTATTAATACAAATTTAAATATTGCACCATATTTTGATGACTTTGATGTCGAAAAGCAGTTCTATAAGATTCTGTTTAAGCCAGCATATGCTGTACAAGCAAGAGAGCTGACTCAACTTCAATCAATTCTTCAAAATCAAGTAGAGCAATTCGGAGATAATATCTACCAGGAAGGTACTATTATTAAGGGTTGTAACTTTACGAACCTTAACGGTTTAGAATTTGTAAGGTTAACTGATAAAACTGATTTTGACGTTGAATCATACGTATCTGGTCCAAGTACAGCCATTATTGACGGTCTTGTAACAGAGGTCGATGTTGTATACGAAGTATCAAATGCTGCTGGTCTTAAAGCCAACATCATTGCTGCTACTCGTGGTTTTGAAACAAGACCACCAGATCTTAATACTTTCTTTATCAATTACTTGAATACAAATGGCTCTATTCAAAGATTCCAAACTGGTGAAGCATTAACAATTACAAAATACGTTTATAACGGTTCAGTTTTAGTTAACGCATTACAAGAAGGTGGTGCTGGAGCAGATCCTGAGATTTGGACAATCAACGTAACATTACAAAACGATCCTGTTGGTAAATCATTCGGTATTAGATCATCGGCCGGTGTTATTTTCCAAAAAGGTCATTTCCTATTTACAAAAGATCAAACATTAGTTGTATCAAAATATAATGATCAACCTGACGATTTATCGGTTGGTTACGAAGTTGATGAATTATTAGTAAGCTCATTACAAGATAATACCTTGTATGATAATGCTAACGGCTCGCAAAATGAAAATGCGCCGGGTGCTGACAGACTTTCAATGGTTCCAACATTAGTTGTAAAAGATACTGCAATTGCAGACGTAGATCCTGTATTCTTCACATTGATTCGTTATCAAAATGGCTCAGCAGTTACTTTACGTGACGTTGCTCAGTTCAATTCTATTGCTGATGAAATGGCAAAGAGAACTTATGAAGAATCAGGAAACTACGTATTAGAAAACTTTAAAGTTGATATGGACCGAAGAAACAATGAGCTTACTGCTCTTGTTGGAAAAGGCACAGCTTATATTAAAGGTTTCAGAGTAGAAAATAGTGGTAAATTAGATTTTGCTATTGACGATGTTGCTAATACTGCAATTCAACCTAACCAAGCAACAACTGTAGACTATGGATCTTATCTTAATGTAGTGGCAATTTCCGGTACAGTAGATATTAACTATGCAACAGTTGATCTTAAGAACTCGGTAAACGGTACAATTGGTAAAGCATACGTTAAAAACCTTACACCTACAAGAGTATACTTGATGGGTGTTAGAATGCTTTTACCTAATAACTTTAATGAAGTTGTAAAAATTGTTGGATCTTTAGGTGAGATCACAGTTGCTGCAAATGATAAAGTTAAAGAACTTAATAAGTCACCAGTTGTTTTCGATACAGGTACTCCATACATTAAAGAATTTACCGATATGGTTATTCCAGTTAGAGCTCAAAAAACTGTAAGTATAGTTAATGATGAAATCGAAATTACAGCAGCAGTTGGCGAAGACTTTGCGTTAAATCAAGATGATATTCTCGTAGTTGATACTACAAATACTGTTATTAGCGTAGTAAGTGTTACCTTAACTCTTGCAAGTTCGGTAATGACTATTGCATTAGATCCAGGTGTAGCATCTAGTGCTGCAGAAGTATACTTCAATAAGAGATTAACAAACGCAATACCACATCCTAAAACATCAGTTAAACCATTCATTAAAGTTAACTTTGCAACTGCTACAAGTAAATACAGTTTAGGTTTCCCTGATGTATACAAAATTATAAGTGTTAATACTGGACCAGGTGGAGTAGATTTTACCGATAGTTTCAAATTACACACAAATCAAAACGACCATTACTATGATCGATCATATATGGAATATATCCAAGGTCGACCACAGCCAGCAAATGGCCAACAATTAGTTGTAGAACTTGCAGTTTACCAACGTAATACTTCTCAAGGACAACACTTCTTTAATATTAATAGTTATCCTATCGATGATGAGACGGCTGTATTACCAGACGGTTTTGTAAGATCTTCTGATTTAGAAAGCTATACAGCAACTAATGGTAAAATATATCAATTAAGAAACTGTTTTGATTTTAGACCATATGCTGATAAAGATTCTGTCGTTGATTATACTGATGTATCTCAAGGAGCGGCTGGAATTGTTACAAGTCCAGTATCTGGTACTGTTTCAAGAACATTTACTGGTACATTCTTAGTACCAGCTTTAGAGTCTGCAATTACATCAGACGTTGAAAGTTACCTATCAAGAGTTGATGCAATCGTATTTGATTCATACGGTAACTCACAAATTATTAAAGGTGAAGAAAGCCAGAATCCAATTACACCTAAAGTTGGAACAGATCAATTAGTTGTTTCAACAGTATTCGTTCCTGGTTATCCTGCACTATCTCAAAAAGAAGCTTCAGAGCAAGGTAAGTTCTCATCAGCTGTACAAGTTAAATCAGCCGGTACACCAAACTATACAATGCGAGATATTGAAAAGATCGAAAAAAGAATCGAAGGTCTCGAATATTATATTAGTTTAAATCAATTAGAACAAAGCTCAGAAAATCTATTAATCTTAGATGAAAACGGTTTATCAAGATTTAAGAATGGTTATATTGTAGATCCAATGAATGATGCACGTATCGCTAATACAGACGATCCTAATCATAAAGCTGCTATTCATTTTGATAAGAAAATTCTTACTCCTGCATTGAATACATTCGCATTAGATCTTAAATATTCTACTGCAGCAGGCGCAACTATATTCCCAGATATTAATAGTGCTGAAGTTGCTTCATTAAGTAGAAATGCTAATGTTAAGTTAATTGGTCAGCCTTATGCTACAAACTTTAGAAACTGTGTATCTAACTTCTGGAAATACGATGGTAATGCTCAGATTTCTCCAAGCCACGATATGGCTCACGACACTATTCAAAATCCAGTTCCATTAGAAATCGATTTAGCTGGTGTATTCCAAGACTTACAAGAAGTAATGCCAATCACTGGTACAAGCTGGGATGGTCCAATTACAAACGGTCCTTCAACAAGTATTACATCGGGTAGAACAACAACTACGATTACTCCTAGGTCTCAAGCTGGTACAATATCAAGTCTTACTGTAAACGATGGTGGATTAGATCAAGTTGGTGACTTTGTTACTAACGTTGAGTTCCAACCATTTATGAGATCAAGAAATATTAAAGTATTCATTTCTGGTCTAAGACCTAATACACAACATTACTTCTTCTTTGATGGAGTTGATGTTAATGCTCACGTTGCAAGCGGCTGGCCTGGTGCGACGGATGCAAGAACTGTACAAAAAGTTGGAGAACGCGGCGGCGCAGTTAGAACTGATGCAAACGGTATTTTAAGAGCTGTATTTAGAATTCCTCAAGGTCAATTCTATGTCGGTGATAGAGTATTTACTGCAGTTGACGTTAATCAATATTCAAGTATTGAATCAGCATCAACTTCAAAAGGTGAAATTACTTATCACGCATATAACATTACACAAAATAAAACAACCATCGCAACAAGAATGCCAGAGTTTGGTACAGAAGAAACTGCTACATCAAGAAACTTAGCATCTCGTATGACTCAGGTAACAAGACGAGGCGATCCATTAGCTCAAACATTCTTTATTAAACAAGGTATGGGTCGTGGATCTAATTCAATCTTTGTATCTAAAGTTGATTTATTCTTTAAACGTAAATCAAATCTTAACGGTGTTACCATTACAATGCGTGAAGTTATTAATGGTTATCCATCTAATATTATTTTACCATTCTCCAAGACTCATTTAGCTCCTTCAGAGGTAAGTGTATCAGACGACGCATCGGCTGTAACAGAAGTTACTTTTGATGCTCCAATTAGAATGGATGTTGAAAAAGAATATGCAGTCGTAATTATGCCAGATGCTAACGATCCAAACTACCTACACTTTACTTCTAAAGTTGGTGGTGATGATCTTACTGCAGGTCCTACCCAAGGTCAAGCAGTTGTTATGGACTGGGGTGATGGAGTTCTATTCACATCTACAAATAACAGAGCATGGCAATCAGTACAAGACGAAGATATTAAGTTTAACTTATATCGTCACGACTTTAATGCTGCAACTGGTAGTGTTTCTCTTACTAACGATGACCACGAGTTCATAACATTATCTGATTGGACTGGAAGATTTAATATCAATGAATTTGCTTATAAACAAATTGATGTAGGATATTCTGTTTCAATGGTAGAAGGAACAAGTACTATTACTCAATCGGGTAATGACTTTACTGCTGATTACGCAGCTGGCGATTATATATTAGTAATTAATTCTGCTAATACTGCAAGAGATATATTTAGAATTGCAAGTGTTGATTCAGCCTCTGAAATGACTACCGATAAACCTTGCTCATTCAATGGTGCAACAGCTTCTGGTATTCCAATCGTTGCTGGTATTATTTCACATTACAACAAATATACTGCTTCAGAACTTCATTTAAAACAAAGTTCTTCGATTATGTCTAAAAAGTTTGTTGCGGGCGATACTCTTACAGGTCTCGATTCAACAACGACTGGTACAATCGGATCAGTAGATAATATTAATTTAAGTTATGTACAACCATTAATTCAGAAAACAAATGATTCTGTAACAACAACCTCGATTAACGGTACGTTTACAGATCCTGCAAATGTTGTTAACACCTATGCAATGCCAATGAAGTTTGGCGATAATAACTTCTTTACTCAAAAAGGTGTTGTTATTTATTCTAGGTCAAACAACTTTGTAAATCCAAAACCATTCTTAATTAATGTAGAAATGACTAATGCATCTAACTCTACTTCAACTCCAATTGTTGATTTAGAATTAGCAACTCTATTAGCATATCAATTTAAAGTAACAAATTCGGCTACCACAACATCTAAATATATTTCTAAGACTGTTGAATTGGCTGAAGACTTAGATGCTGAAGATTTAAATCTATACTTAACAGGTTATAGACCATCAGGATCTGAAATTAAAGTTTATATTAGACCACAACATGCACAAGATAGTTCTGCTGCAGATACTATTGATTGGATTGAATTAGAAATTATTGAAGGATTAAATACATATTCATCATCTTCTAATTTAGACGACTTTAGAGAATATAGATACGCAGTGGCAGATGCAAACAAAGATACTGATATATTAACATATACCAGTGACGCAGGTACATTCCTTGGATATAGAAAATTTGCAATACGAATTGACTTAATTTCTGATAGTATCCATAATGCACCATTTGTTAAAGACTACCGCGGGATTGCATTGACATGATAAAACCGGCTTTAGTACGAGATAATAGTGGAGCAGTAATAAATACTGATGTATCAGCTCTTAATAAATATAAATCAGAAAGAGCATTATATAGAAAAGTAGATACTTTGCAACGCGAACTTAACGAAGCTAAAGCCTGTTTACAAAGACTGAGCGATAGAGTAGATAACATAGAGAAGAGATAAATGGCCAAACCAAATATTCAAAACATAGCAACGACACAAACATTTCAAAATTGGTTTGATAAAACTAATGAGATGGTTAATATCTTTCGAGACTCTGCTATCACTGCTCAATCAGGAACAGCAGATACCACAACAGGGGATGCGATTCTCGACGGAGACTTTACCGCCAACGAACTGATTGGTGACGTTAAAATTAGTACCGATTTAATTGAATCGAAGACTCCGGCAACACCGGTTGGCTTTGCTTCACCTATTACGGTTACTCCAG